AATGTTTATACTTGAATCTGGTTCAAGAGCATAAACTATCTCATGTAATTCTCCACTCAACATGATGTAAGTTATGCGGATATTTATGCAATCATCAGTGGGTTCACATTCTACACTTACTAGATCTTCATCAAGACTGTAAAACTTAGGTGTATCCATGATTTCTTTTTCTATCAGTTCTTCTGCTTTACGAATGGTCATGACCATTAGTTCGCCTCCTGATTAAAAGTATAAGAACTCTTGGAACAAAGTCATGTTAAATTTTATTAAAAAAAGGAGGTCTTTTGACCTCCTTTAGGTTTGTATGAATTAAAGTTTACTTCTTCTTCTTTTCATACTTCTCATGCACTTTTTTGACTTCCTTCTCATGTTTAGAGTGCATTGTTTTGTGAGCAGACTCATGCTTAGCATGAACCTCTTTGTGCTCTTTCTCATGTTTGGCATGAACTTTCTTTAGTGTTATATGCTCTGCTTTCTTTGCAGCCATTCCTAGCTCCTTTAATAAATCATCAGTGATACAACTGACGAACTGTGTTCTTTCAAACATTATTTTCCCTTTTTAGAATGATTCCATTTCTTGGCGTTACGAGCAAAATTAGCTTCCTTCTTTGTAGTTGCGCTTGCTTTACTTCCTTCTTGTAAAACCTCCTTTGCGTATTTAGAAACACTTTCACCATGTTCTTTAGCCTTCTTAGTAAACTTTCCTTTATTCTCAGGTTTGATCAAAGGTTGTTTCATTGTCTTTTTCTTGGTTGCCATTATTTCTTCCCCCGTGCATAATTATAGTATCTGGAGGTTTCTTGTGCAACATCCGAACCTTAAAGCAAAAAATATTAAGAGTAGAAGTGAAATTGAAACTATGATTTTAAGCTGGAGGATGTGTAAGCATATGTTCTGTGCTTGTGGAGAGCATGCAGTATTTTTGTCAGAGCGTGAACATGATTATGGTGAATGCCCTTGTTGTGGTTCTATTTCCACTTTGCGATGGATTAAGGATAGTATGGTATGGCATTAAGACCTCAGAAGGATTGGTATTCTATAGATGAAGTAGCAGAACGATTTGGAGTATGTGCTTTAACTATACGCAGAAAGATAAATGAAAAGTTGATACCTGCTACAATGTTTGGAAACAAACTTCTTATAAGTAAAGAATGGATAGAGTTGTCGGAAAAAACTGGTATAAGTTGTTCTATTGGAGACAAACGTCATCATGAAAAAGAATCAGGAACTGGAGGACTTGTCGAACCGGTCATTAAAGAATCTGGCCGAATCACCTTTAAAGAAATTTCCCCTAGTGAGGCACAGGCCCGAGAAGCAAAAAGATCCAAGGCTTTGGAACGACGAGACTTCCTTTAGGGCGGCTCGTGCTCGATTTGATCAAGCTAAGAGAAGAGAAACTTACAACGCAAGTGAGAAGATCTTTGTGGTTGATGATGAAAGACTTAATAGATACGAAATGATGGAATTGATTATAACTTTGACCTATGAGGGACTCTCTCTAGTTGAAATAATAGAAGAGGGTAATGAATATGAAAGTTTTCCTACAGCAATAGAAATATCTAGATGGCAGGATTCTCATCCTGACTTCAAGGCAGAATTAGTGAAGGCTGAAAAGTTTCGTGCAGAGGCATTAGCTCAAGAGGGATTGGATTATGTCAGAGAAGCTGGCAAAAAAGATCCTGATACCAAACGTTTAGACAAAAACAAAATATCCCATGCGAAAATCGCACATGATGCGCTTATCCAACATGCCGGTAATTTAAATGAAAAGTTCCAATCTAAACAGAGAAATATAAATGAAAATGTATCTGCAAATAATGAGGAAGAAGCTCGTAAGAAACTAATTGAGATTCTGAACACTCATCCTGATATACGGGATCTATTGATGTCTTCTGGAACAATGGATAGTCTAGAATACAAAGAAGAGAACGAATAAAAGAAAGAGGGAGAGACTGTCAACACAATCTCTCCCTCAAGGTACGATATTAATTACCAGAGAATTCTTATTTTTACTTTTTGCCCTTCTTCTCTTTTGGCCTAGTTGAGACAACCTGTGAGCTTTGGGGTTGTGGTTTTCCAATATTCACTTTTCCCATTTCATGAATGGTGATTGTCGGCATATCCTCATCTTGAAAGTCTATAGGTTTAAGGCCAGCGCCCTTTAAGTCTATAGGTTTCTTCTTCTCATAAGGATATCTGAAATCTTGGTTGAAGCCTGGATTCTTACATTTGGCCATTACTTGTCATTTCCTTTATTACCATAACCTAAATCTCTAGTGTCACTGACAATACTTGTCTGTGGCTGAGGTTTACCTGGACCAACGTTACCAATCATACGGCCATCTCCGACATGATCAATGTTGCCTGTCAAAGCTTCCGGTCCGTGCGATTCTGGGTTGTGAACATGTTTAGCCATTTTTGATCTCCTAGTAAGGCGTCGACTTGCCTTGATCCATGATGACATATTGCTGATAAGATAGCAAGCTGATATCATTTAACAATGAGCGGTAATATTCACGAAGCCCTGAAGTTAGCTGAAAACCTGATAAAACTGAGATCAGAAAACAAACTGACTCACTGGGAACCTTTTGGAAAACAAAAAGCTTTCCTAGATTGCAGTAGTCATAAGAAAGCCCTTGTGGCAGGAAACCAAACAGGAAAATCTTCTACTTTGATGTATGAGATAGCAACCCAGTTAACAGGAAGATATCCAAAAGATTGGAATGGTATTAGATACAATCGACCTATAGAAATGTGGGTAGTAGGTGTCAACTCTGAGAAAGTAAGAGATAATCTTCAAAAAGGATTGTTAGGGGAGATCGGTCATTTTGGAACAGGGTTTATTCCAAAAGACTGTATGGATTTTGAAAACGGTTTTACAAAAAAACCAGGTATACCGAATGCGTACCAACAAGTGAGAGTAAAACACACCTCTGGTGGATGGTCAACTTTGGTGTTCTTATCCTATGAGCAAGAACGAGAACACTTCCAAAGCTCAACCATTGATATTGTGTGCTTTGACGAAGAACCTCCTGAAGGTATTCATGCAGAATGTAAGATGAGGGTTATGGTCAAGAAGGGGTATTTGTTGTATGCCTTTACTCCATTATCTTCAAACCCTGTAGTATGCAGGCAATTGTTGGAAGATGATAAAGCCCAAATCTTTAGCATTTCTATGGATGACGTTCCTTGGTTAGATGAGGAAACCATAACTGAAATGCTAAAAGGGTTGGATGAATTACAAGCCAGAGCCCGAAGACATGGTATACCAGCAATAGGAGGGGGTCAGATATTCTCTTTCGAGCCTTGGGAATACTCATGTGATAGTTTTGAAATACCTTCTTATTGGCCCCGACTGGCAGGGATGGATATTGGATACAACCATCCCACAGGAGCGATCCAATTAGCTTGGGATCGAGAAACTAACATCATCTATATATATGGTGAGTATTACGCAAAACAAAAGAGTGCTTCGGATGTAGGTAGATTTCTCAGGCACTGGGATATGCCTTTTGCTGCTTCTCATGATGCCTTTAATAATAATTTTCAGAATGGTGATTGTGTAGCCAATGAGTTCAAAAAAGAAGGAATGATTTTGTTCAGTGCTGGTAGAGAAGTTTGGGCTAGGATAGAAAAAGCAAGATCTCTAATGTCTGAAGGAAGATTGTTCATCTTCAAAGATAAATGTCCTGAATTGATGAGCCAGATAAGAAACTATCATACTAAGATGAATAAAAACAACAAGGTAGAAATAGATAAAAAAGATGATGACTTGGTTGATGCTTTTACCCATGCTGTTGCGAATTATGAAAAAGCTGAGACCCAAGGATTTAGGCGAAACAACAAACGTATCGTTACTGTAAAAGAGTGGAAACCGTTTGATAAAAACATTGGAGTGTAAGAATGGCCTATGAAGATCCATCTCAAGGACCACAAAAGTTAAACAATCCAACAGATAATTCTTATCAAGATTTGTTTCAGAAGCCAGAATCTTCTGAATCAAAAGTAGCAAAAATACTACAACGAGCTGATGATGAGGAGATAGACCATCTTGCGGCTAAAGTTGAGGATGAGTTTACTCAATGTCGTTCGGCCAGACTATTCCAAGAAAACATTTGGATACGATGCCATCAGAATTGTAAAGGTGTGTATTCTCCTGACATAAATTACAACGGTGGTAATTCTAGAGTCTTTGTTCAAGTCACTCGTCCTAAAGTATCTAACGCTCATGCTAGGTTGATGGAAGTAGCACTTCCTCCTGGAGAGAATGCCTGGGATGTGTCTTCGACAAGAGATCCTTTTATTCCAGAACTATTACTACAACTACTTCAAAAAAATCTTCCTCCTGAAGATATAAGAAAAGCAATAAAAGAAGCCGCAGACAAAGCTGCTGAAAATATGACAAGAAAGATAAGCAGCCAATTGGATGAGACCAATTGGGCTATGGTATTACAACAAACAACTCTACATTTATGTGAATACGGGATTTCTATAGTAGGAGCGCCTTTCGCTGTTCCTACTTACCAGAGTCCTGAAGCTGCCAAACGAAATGAAGATCCTGAGTTGATGAAACGATGGCAAAAGATTATAAATCTTCCTTCGATGGAAGCCTCAGGTTATGTGGATGAATATCGTCCACAATTAGAAGCTTATAATCCTTTTGAAGTATATCCTGACCCTGCTGCTCATAAAACTGAAGATTTGATGTTTGTTACAATACGAAAAGTATTGAACAGAAGTCAGGTTATGGATTTGACAAAACTCGATGGATTCAAAGCTGACATCATAAAAGAAGTTTTGCAGAAAACCAAGAATGGTGATTGGACACCTGAACGATGGGAATCAGTCATAAACATAACCAACCAACAGTTTCAGATGAATTGTCCTGCAGATCGTTTCATTGTAAAAATTCGATGGGGATTCTTGAGCGGGGATGACATTGAAAAAGCTGGTATCAAGATAGAAGAATCACAGCGTTACGAACAAGTGATGTGCCAAGTATGGGTGTTAGGTGGACGCGTAATTTATCTTCAAGTCTCTGATTTATATAGATGCAAATTACCATTCTACTTCACACCTTACAACATGGTCCCTCATTCCATTTGGGGTTCAGGCCCTGCTGAGTACATGTGGGATTCTCAAGACATGATCAATGCAGCAGCTCGTTCTGCATGTGATAACATGGCTATGATTGCTGGGCCTATGACTGTGGTGCACACTAACAGGCTAGCCCCTGGAGAAGAAGCTATGGAAATAGCTCCTTGGAAAATCTTTAGGGTAGAAGAGTCAGAGCTTCCTGGTGCTACTCCAAATCCTATAATCTTTTTTAATCCTCAGTCTCATCTAGATGAATTTTTAAAGTTGATGCAGTTTCATATGAATTTATCTGATGAACAAACATCTCTACCTAAAATGTTGCAAGGTGAGAGTGGGGAAGGTGTTCACAATAGAACCTCAAGCGGTGCTCAATTACAGTTCAACAATGCCTTAACTCCCATGAAAGTAGTAGCTTCCAATTTGGATAATTGCTTGATAGCCCCTATGATTGGGGATATGATCAGGTTCAATTTGAAGTTTAGCAAAGACCCTTCAATTGTTGGAGACTTTAAGGTTACGGCTAAAGGTTTGTCTGGTCTGATGGCACGGGACATTGCTAATCAAAAATTAGCAAATCTATTAACTACAGTAGTTCAAAATCCTGAAGCAGCCAAACGTGTGGACTGGAATCGTGTTTCGGAATTAAACATGAAGGGTTCAGGATTGGTTGATGAGCATATTTTCTTTACAGAAACTGAACAAAGAGCCCGTGATGAGCAGGAACAACAAATGCAGGCTGTCAATCAAGCAGCAGCAGCTCAGTTACAATCAGGCATAAATATGCAAGCTGAGCAGCAACAAGCAGCAAATGAAAAGATGCGCGCTCAGACTACTCCTCAAGATATGTTACTGCAAGCAATGGAAGCTGTCCCTGAAGAATGCACAGCTCTCAAACTAAAACTTATAGAAAAGGTTTTGGCTGAATCTGGCAACATAACTCCTGATTTGCAAAAATCTTTTGAGGATGCCATTGCAATGCAAGAAGTTAAAGATCATGATACGGTTCACCAAATGGGAACAGAAGCTGCTAATAGAGAGATAGGTCCTACTGAATTACATGCGCATCGTCACAAAGAAAGATTAGAAACTAGTAAACAAGAGCATGCTGTCAAGATGGCAGGTATGAAACCAAACGGAGGATAGTCATGAACAAAAATGTTCTAACTAAACTAGAAAACGACCTCTTGTTGAAAATGAATAAGGACACACGGATTGCTTTTACAGAGTATGTAAATGCTTTAATAGCAATGGAACAGTTGGTAGTAGATCGTCAATTCGAACCTCATTTGATATATAGGTCCCAAGGGGCCATAAGGAAGTTACAATCATTGTTGACTTTGTTTGAAGACTAACTGTATAATTTTTATACAGTAGACTACTCCTTTATAAGGACCTCTACAAGGAGCCTAAATGGCCACTTATACAAAAGAACAAATTGCTCAAATGACTGGTGGGGAAAAGATGTATGCCCAACAATTGTTTGATGCAGAGGAACAACTTGAAAGATCAAAACTTGAACCGAAGGTGCCCGAGCTTGGTCCTGTAAGTGTTGAGACTTACCCGGACGTAAATGTTGTCAGGCTTGATACCCCTCCTGATCCTCTTTTGAATCCACCAAGTGCTCCACCAGTTGAGACAGGTACTAGTACCACACTTCCTCCGATTCCTGAAGAGGAAGTAAAAGATCTCAACTATTGGAAAAAGCAGGCTGCAACTGAAAGGAAGCGTAGAAGTGACCAGCAACCGGAACTTACTAAGCTTCAACAGGAAAGAGCTGAGCTTAAACGAGAGAACAAAGAACTCTCAAGCAAGATAGATTCTTTGACAGAAAAGCTGAACGATCTTATGGACCGTGTAAATAAACCTGCTGCACATACTCCATTAGAACCTGATGAACTTTCTGAATTCGAGGATATCTCAAAAGGAGTCGATAAAAGACTCGCTCGGATGGAATCCAATATTTCGAGAAAATTGAATGAACGAATGCAAGAAATTGAAAAGATGAAAGAAGAGCTTCACAAAAGTAAAGCTGATCCTAGATTTACTAATTTGGAGCAAATCCAACATCAAATGGCTGTCAATGCTCACCTGGCAGAAATAGCTTCAATTCACCCTGATGCCCGCGAATTTCTCAATGAGAACTATGATGCAATGCTGCATTGGGCGACAACTACACAACCGTCGTTTATAACAAACATTGTTGAGACTCCATTGAGTGTTAGTGGGAAAGAGTTTGGTCACATTCTTACTATGTTCAAAAAAGATCTAGGGATTCAAAGAAAGACAGAAACCCCTTCTCTTGGAGACAGAGTAACAAGAGTGAATTCCAATCTTCCTGCCCCGATTGCTGTTGAAGCTGGTCCAGGATCTTTGACAGACAAAGAGTTTGATTACTTAAGTGATGGCAACAGAATAACTACAGAAGTAATCAAATTACAAAACTCTGGAAAATTCGAGGAGGCAGAGAAACTGCTGACCCGATACGAAAAGAAGTATGCCCAAAAATACCACAAATAACTAGGAGAATGAAATGTCTACTGGCACAGTCAGTATGATCTCTTCTGCTAATCTGGCCAAGATGCTTTATCAGGCTAAAAAGCAAGGAGATGACACCCATCGTGTAACAATAGATCTCGCTGATATCAAGACCTGCAAGGGTTCTGCTGCGGCATCTGGAGATACCATCGATATCCTCACAATAAGTGCTTGGACGAAAGTCAAAAGCATCAACATGATAATCACCGTACCCGTCGCTGGTGGCAGTGTATCTGGCGCAACGATAGCTGTTGGTGACCAATCTTCTGGAGCCTTCATTGCTGCTTCAGATGTGACCACTACTGCTGGAACTTGCTATTCTAGTCACATCACAGATACACAGCTCGGAAGTGGAAGCTATACTGTAACCTTAGTCTACCCCCCAGTTTTTTATTATACAGCTAATGCCATCCAGTTGACTCTTGGTGGAACTTGGACTGGTGCTACTGCAGGTAGAGTTGAGTTGTTAATTGAAACCGAAGAACTTGGCGCTGCCAGTTACTAATCTGAGGAGAAACAACAATGGCTACTATTCCTTCAACTGGTATGAATTTCCCAAACAATGCTTTCATACCAACCATATATTCTCCCAGGTTGATTTCAAAGTTTTATGCTGCATCAGTTTGCAACGTAATCACAAATCAGCACTGGCAGGGAGAGATTAAAGAAAAAGGCAATACTGTGATTCTCAGGCAGAGACCTGATATCTCCGTATCTCCTTACGTCAAGAATGAAAAGACCATATGGACTCCAATCAATGATGTCTCGCAGAAGTTAGAGATCGCTTATGCGTTTGAAGCTGCTGTTCCTTTAGACATCGTTGATATGCATGAGTTCGATATAAACGTTCAACCTGAACTGATGGATGAAATTGCCAACAGACTTAGGATACGAATTGAAACTACCATTCTGGGTTCAGTGTATGCTGATGCACAGTCCACTATCGCATACAATGCCTTTGGAACAGGAACTGGTACTGGCGCAACTTATAGTGACTGGGATGCCACTCCTACTTTGTTCTTAAGTAAGGCTCATGAACTTTTGGATATGAGCTTTGCCCCCCAAGAAGATCGTTGGTTGGTAATGCATCCTGCAATGATGACCCGATTAAAACAAGCTGTTCCTCTCTATGCTCTTAATGCTGGAACAGTTCAGGGTGCATTGCAAAGAGGTTTTGTTGGAGAGCTTGAAGGTTTCAAGATCTACACTTCTCCATTCATCCCAGGGGCTGGAACTGTTGCCAACCCCTACTACGCAATTGCCGGTCATATCGAGTCAATCACTTTGGCTACTCAGTTTACTCACTTCGAAGTTCTTCCCTTCTTGATCGATTACACAGGGCAAGGTCTTCGTGCAGTAAATGCTTTTGGTTTCAAAACTGTCAAGCCAGATTGCCTTGTTGCACTTCAGGTTAATATCACTGCGTAATTGACTATTACCTGCAAGTAACTTACTATAATAATTGACCCAAGGGATGATTTCGGTCATCCCTTCTTTTTTGAGGAGTTTCAATGGAACCAAGGATTCTTGGAAACATAAAACCTGTCATGGAGTCTTGTGACAAATTAGTGGAAAGTCAATATTTAGCAGATTCTAAAAGATGCTTTCGGATAACCAATCTTATGACTGGAGTAGTTTACGAACGGACAGGAGAGGAATCTCAACGATGGCCTATTCTTTATAAAAGAGCTGCTCTTGAACCAACATGCTTTGAACGAAGCTTTGATAAGCTGGCAGATGAACTAGATCACATTTACACAGAGGAAGAGTTAAAAAGCATGGATATAAAGAGGTTAAAAGAAATAGCCTCTGTTTTTGGAAGCACTGCAAAAGGAAAATTGTTCTTGATCAAAGACATATTAGCATCCCAAGCCCAAGAGGTCATGGAAAAGGAATAAATCACAATGTCTTATGTGCGCGAACTACTCCCTAGAGTTTCAGTATATCGACCTGACCTCATAGAGAAAGAAGGAGAAGGTTACGCCATATGGGCCTTACAGGAAGTTATTCGTTGTATTTGTCGCGCTACCTTTTTAAATGTGGTGTCTTTGCCTGTGACTCCTCTGCTAGGCAATACTCACGTTACTACATTGACTGTCCCTGGAGGTGAACCTTCTACTATAAAGAAGGTAGTAGCTGCTCCTCTCCCGGGGTCTGTAGCCAATCCAGCAAGATATATGGGAACGTTGGATGTGTCCACAGGGATAATAACTCCATCGTATAATGGAATTACAACCCTGACATATACCAATGCACCCTCATTTCCTCCGTATTCTTTTTATTTAATAAACACATTAGGAGCAATTCCTATTCCCACAAACGTGGTATCTTCCACTACCTCAATCCTGCAGGGAGCATTGACCACTATGGCCTGGGATGTAGGAGACACGATCAGCTCTGATGGTAGCAATTGGATTCAATATAAATTAGATAAATATAAAACTTTAGGTGTAACTTCTAAAGTATCAATTGATAAATGGTTTGATACCAATCAAGTCAGTCGTGGTATACCAAGTCATTGCTCAAGAGAATTCAATTCTTTGTATTGGTATCCTCCTCCTCAATACGACACTGTTGTCCAGATAACCTTGGCGGTAGTTCCCAATTCTATAAACTGGCAAGTATCACCTCCACAATATCTAGACATGATAGTAAATCCTCTTCCTGTTGAGGCTGAGGAAGCAATCATCAATGGTACCTTGGAGATTCTTTATAGAACACCAGGTATGCATCAAGACATAAAACAAGCTGAGATGTTTAGAAAAAGATACGAAGAAGAACTATCAGGTCTGAAAAGCATGGGGATCTTTGGCAGTTCTGGTGATTCTTTCATGGTTCCACCTAACTGGGTGGGTAGGCAGTATTCAACAGGTCCTTACAGAAATATGAAGGGTGGAGGTGGGGATGTTCAATAAAGCATTTACTTCACACCGATTGGAATTGTTAATAAGAGCGCTTCTTAGAGACAATATCAATTTTGTTCCTAGTAGTGCTTATGAAGTAGCCGGTAATACTTGGAATGAAGAGATGGTTATAGATTCTATTAATTATGCAGTTAAGGAATACTGCACACACACAAGTTCTACTTATACTGAAGTGACAGCAACACTTTCTTCTGGGTCTGCTCCTAATTCTTTTACTTTGCCTTTTGATAGTATTCAACCTGTTAGAGTTTTTTCTTTGACTAATGGCAATCTCCACAAAACCACAAAGATGATGGAAGCATTGAAGAACCCTTTCTGGGAAGTTCAAACAGGTCCTGCTGCAAAATATTGGTATGTTGTTGACGGTAGAACCGTAGGAATTATTCCAAATCTTGTTGCAGATGACCCCTTGACGATAGGTTATATACAAAACCCCTGGCCAGTATCTTCTACAGAATCATTCTCTGCAGGGGATTATGCCCATTTGAATGTGGGTCAGTGGTATGAAATCTTTTCTGTAGGAGATACTGATTTTACAACAATGGGTGCTCCTAATAATAATGTAGGCACTCAATTCAAATTAGTCACTCAAGAAGTATCTCCTCCTACAAACGACGGTCAATTAATTGAAATAATAGACCCTAGAATAATTCCCATGCATCAAGAATACCTCAAATATGCCGCTGCTTATTACTTATTAAACATGGCAGGGGATCACCAATCGATAGCCTTGGCTGACAAATTCCTTACTACGTTTACGGAATTCATAGAAGGTAACTCTCCTATTTCAATGGGGTTGGCATTACCTCGCCCTGAGAATGTTTTACCAAAAGAAAGATATCCACATCGAGTTCAAAGAGCTATGAACAGTTAAAGGGGATCTTGAATGGCCTTTCAACAACAAGACCGATATGTGCAAGAAGATGATCCAGGTGCTGTAGGAGCTTTTGCTTTATGGTGTGTTCCTACTACCGGTAACATTTCTATGCGAAATACTTCTAATTCTGGTTGGACGTTAATAGGTAATGTCAACAATCCTTTCTTAGGATTGGCCACCCAATCTGGGTTTACTGCTACAGGAGCAATCACAGGTGTTTCGGGATGGGCTCCTCTAGATAGTCCTGCACTTACCACTACTGCTACCCTGAATGGAGTCCCACTTGCTACCCAAAATGATCTTACCAATCTTCAGACAGCCCTTGTCAATCTGATAAATGCTGAAGTGACACAGTCTATAAATACATTTTTATCTCAAGCCACACTTTCTTCAAATATAGCTATGGGGTTTGGGACATTTACTTTCACTCAAGATGTGGGTCCTGTTGTGGTCCAAACAATACCTCTACCCTTCTTTGGTGATGGTAGTCAGGCTACACAAGCACAATGCATTTGGATGGTAACTCCGCTGTACCAAGCCTTTCCTAACCCAGGTGGTAATGTTACTCATTTTGAATATGTAGACGCTGACGGTCATGGTATTGCAGACATGAGCACCACAAGAACGTTTGCTGCTCAAAACATTCCTCAAGCAGGAGGAGGAATCATCATTCCAATTTTCTACTTGATTATAGGAAGAAGATGAACTATGAAATCTTATCGCTTAGACTTGACTGGCGGTGTCAACGTAGTAGCTGATAAGAGTATTTTGCCTGCAGGGCAACCTACCATAATGCCGGGATATTATTCCATCTTTGCAAAAGGATGGTGCTCAGTAGCAGACGGAGTTGACTTTCGTTCAGGTCAAGCTCGTCCTTTTAATGCTTACACTTTCATAGCAAATACAACAAACGATACAACATCAATATTTTCATATAAGAATCAGATCTATACTTCAGCTCGATGGAGAGATTGGGCTTCTGATACGGTAGCAGGACAGGATCGAATCTTCTGGACTGAGTATGGTGGGTCTGCCAAAAAAAGCATTTATGGGATTGAAATTCCTCTCGGTACATTTGTTCCTTCCACAGCTCCTCTGACCTCCAACACAGTAATAACAAAGTTAATCTTGTCTGTGATTCAGAGCAGCACTGGAGGTTTGTATTATACTGGAACCAGTCGATCCTATCGAGTAGCAGCAATTTTGCCTGGAGGGGTTCAAATCCCCTGCCAAGAAGTAACTGTCATCTTTTCAAATGCCACAGTAATCCACACTCATTCAGCTACATTGACTTGGAATTCTGTTCCTAATGCTGTTGGATATTTGATATTTGCAGGATCTAGTGGAAATGAAACTGTTGCATTGAAAGTGAATTCTTCACAGTTAACAGCTATTGACGATGGGTCTTGGACTTCAGGAGAATCGATAGATAACTATGTTGCTAAAAATAATTACGTATATGCTTATACTTTTCAGCGAGACTTCAAGGGCATGTTGGATGAGTCTGGTGTCTCACCTCTGTCTGTAATGCTTGATCCTACTCTTGGGAAAGAGATAACCTTTACTCCTTTGTCTGATGGATTCTTTTCTCAACCTAACAGACAAGTTATAACCGACGGAACTCCTGATGCTTTGACTAAAGATTCCAACAACAATGTCAACATTACTACCACCATAATCACTAGAAACAGTGCTTCTGCTGGAACTTCTTCTATAGAAGCAGGTAGTGTCTATGTCAATTACATTCTTCACACAACAACCTTCACGCTTCATACTGATTTAAATTTGACACAGTATGACAGTGTGTTTTTCACAGATACTAATGACGTGCAAGTAGGAGATATCGTTCCTATTACCACAGGAGCATCTCCTACATTAATAGTTGTAAACAGCACCCTTCCTTATTTGGTTGATACTCTTACTGTTAATGTGGCAAAAACTTATATAGAATGGACACCTCCTAGTCAATGGAGTCCCCCTCAATCATCTCCTGATATAAGTGAAGGGGACGTGGTTTATATAGATCGTTCTACTTATCCTGAGTTCACATCAGGAACCTATCGGGCGCATCTAGAAACACCAGTTACTGATGGAAATCTCTGCATCTCCATCTCCCAACAAACGATATCCGCAACTGGTAGTATTTCATCCTTTAGATTCATTCCAGGGAACGGCTACATAACCTACAGAAATCTATACAGAATAGGCAGTGGTGGAAGTTATGGTCTTGTAGAACAAATTCCTATATGGAAAACTATTTACCAAGATACGATCTCAGATGCAAACTTAGGTGAATCTCCCACTAGTTATTATGTTGATAATGGCGTCCAAGTAATCTACGAACCTGCTCCTGTGGGTCTTACTGGGCTCACACGACACTATGATATGTTCTTTGGCATAATAGGTAATCTTGTCAGATGGACGCCTGTAGGACAACCTGACGCATGGCCGGCGGTCTTCTCTCAATCATTCCCCTATCCTCCTGTTGCATTAGAATCTTTTGCTCAATCTTTGATTGTTCTTTGTGAAGATACAATTTACAGACTGGATGGGACGAGTCCTGTAGGATTGACTGTCACTAAGACTTTAGTAGAAGATGGTTGTATCGCTCCTTATTCTGTTCAAAAGACAACTGAAGCGGGATTACTCTATCTGAGCCGCAAGGGCGTCATGAGTTTTGATGGTATGCATGCTAAGTGTATTACCGATATATCGGTTCCTGCTCGTTTCTGGCAATCTCCCAGTTATGGAAACAATCAACTTTCTGGACTAATCCCTACGCTCTCTTCTTACAACTATGCAGCATTTGCTTATGAAGATGGAATAAGATCAGATGTGGCAATAGGATACGCACAACACTTAAACAACATTGCCCCAGGGTTGATACGGGATATAAAATCTTTTGTGTGGAATGGAAAGTATTTTGTATTCTGGACTAACACAACTGGGAATTATGGAGCACATACTTGCGTGTGTGTTGATTTGAGACTACAAGGGTTTCCGATAACCACTCTTCCTCTTCAACTGTTAGCTGCACATACTGATGAGACAGGAAGAGTTCGTGCTGTTATAAGAGATACTGTGGCCACTCAAACCACTGTTACAATAGTTCATGAAACACATGGGGCTTAAATGGCTTATTACACTGGGCAGTATGTTCCTTTTAAAGGCATAGGTCATTATCCTGTTCCTGATTATGATGGGCCTTATACATATTCTTGGACGTTTGACGATGGAGGAACTGCTACTGGTCAATATGCCGTTCACAAATATCATACTCCTGGAAACCACACAACTTCTGTTGTATGTGTGAACACATCTTTGGGGCAGACAGCTTACAATTCTATAACTGATAATATAATACAAACTACCATAACTGTCTCTATAAATCCTACTGGAGGGGCCACGTTAGAAAACGTAGACATCCAATATGATGGAACAGCTATTTGTAATTTTGCAGATGCTGTTTTAGGTTATTCGTGGTCTTTTGATGACGGAGATTCTTCTCTTTTACAAAACCCTACCCATACTTGGACTACTACTGGGGCACATGTTGCAACATTAACAGTCACTGACAGTGTCACAGATACTACTGGAAGTAAAACTTCTACTGTATTTGTATATCCATCAGCCGGATGGAATGTCATGAACGGAGTATCCCTTCCTAGACATTTTGAGGGTTCTTTGTGTTGCCAAATGGCAGACGGGAGAATGTTGATTGCAGGGGGATGGGTAAATGGATCACGGGTGAATTCTGCATATATTTTTGATGGAATTGCCTTTACTCCTATTGCATCCATGAATGATGCTAGAGCAACTTCTACCGGTCCTAATATAGGTTACAACTCTTACTTCTCTGATTCCTTGGGTGGTAATGCTGTTCTTTTAAATGATGGAAGAATATTCATAGTAGGGTATTCCCCAACATCAACTGTTGCTGAAATATACAATCCAGTTTCTAATAGTTGGAGTTCAGTCTCACTCCCCACATCAATCATTGGGGTTTATGAACTATATCCTCCAAACAACAACAGTTATAGTTTGCTAATGATTCCTCCTGTAGCCAAACACCATAGTTGTTTGATGCATGATGGAAAGGTCATGTTGTACGGCGGCACGGGAGGTTCTTCTTTTGTTGGTGGAGAAGTTCTTACAAGACACATGGCTTACATAACACTGTTTGATCCTTCTTCTAATTCTTTTATAAGTCTAGATCCTTTAGGAAGTCCAACGAACAGTATCTTTGATGCTGATTATGGTTTGCAATTATTATATTCAGACTTGACCAACGAATACCTTTATTATGCTTCTCACTTCGGAGGAGGTTGTGGAAGTCTCTTGTCTTCAAACAACAACATTTATATAAATCATTATAACAATTATGTCACCAAATGGCCTGGAGTTTATACTGAAGGAGTCCAAGGGACTTTGATAAGTTCTAACACCAGTCCAAATTTCACAGTGACTAGCGTGTCAAGACAAAGTTTGTTGGGAGAAATAAACGGAGTCATCTATTGGTATGGACAGATTGTTAGTGATGGAGCAGTAGTTTCTTCTTATCTGTTTTCTTATAATGAAGCTACGCATGCTGTGTCACAAATTTCTTTAGGATGGACTTCTACTAGTGGAAATGGAATACTTAGATTGTATACTGACAGTCACAAATATGTGATGCTCCACAATACTACAGATTCCACAGGTCTTGCCACAGGGGTATACAACACCCAAGCTTCCACATGGACTAATTATTCACATTCTAATTCCAATCAGTATGTGGATGAACGAGCATGCATTGGAAAATTGTTTGGAAAGTTAGTGTCCCTAGGGTCATCTAATGATGCTTCTCCTGAAATATTGGTGCTGCCGTGACAACCTTTATACCAAAAGTAATGACCGGGTTAGTGAACTTTGCTAAAGCAGAGAGTACTTTCTCCCAAACTGTGGATATACCTAGTGGGTCAGTTCAGCCCATAATAGTTGAATTATTTACTGATGAGAGTTTTAAACTTCCTTTCCATATAAGAACAGGCCCTCAAGGTTTAGGAGATGTTTCAGATCGAAAGAACTTTTCTCATGTAGAGTTTCATGGTTATGGTTCTACTCCTGGGACCTTACGAGTCAGAGTATATATAGATGGTCGATACGTATGTGATGGTAATGTCACGCTGTCTGAGAATCCAAATACACACAGAAGAATAAATATTCCAATAGGTAGAAAGATAGGCCACACCATAGACTTAGAAATTTGTGGGAATGCAAATCTGCGATCAATCGAATACACTTTTGAGGGAACAGATAGTCCTTCTTAGAGGTTTGAGGTGCTAATCATAGAACAGACTCACAATGAGGAAACAATAAAGAGGATCATCACTCACCCATCCTTATGGCCTCATGTGTCCGAATATGGACAAGAGGAATTCTATCCTGTCTGTTTAGATGGAGTGTTGGATTATTGGTTGTGTTCTGAAGATGATGTTTGTTATGGGTTATATAGAATTGACATGATAACTAGTCAAAGTCGAGAAATCCATACCGCTCTTCTTCCTAATGCGAGAGGAAGGACTGCCAAAGATCTCAGAGCAATGATTGAACAGATTCTAATAGCTCATTATAAATGCAGAACATTGATTACCAAAATACCTTCTACTAATAGACTAGCTGTAAAGTATGCACGGGAAGGTGGGATGACAGAGATGGGAGTTTTAAAAAATTCATGGATGTGCAAGAATAGAGAGGTGGTTGATGTTATTTTTCTGCAAAAGGAGTTAATGCCATGCCAGCCGCAGTAGCCGTTCCCGCTGCCATAAGTGTTGCAGGTATGGGATTATCTGCAATTCAAGGAATGTCTGCACAAGAAGATGCTAAAAAATTAGCTGAAGAGCAACAGAAGCAAAATCAACAAGCCGAATCTTTTGCTGAGCAGCAATTTTTAAATCAGCAGAATCTCTATAATCCCATCAGAAAAGAATTGATAAAAGAAAACACAGCAGTAACACCTGAGATATACAATCAACAAGCAAATATACTAAACAGACAACTTGGGAATTTTAACAGAGAAGCTTTAGCGAGTCCTGCTTCTAACAGTGGCGTCACTGCTGCTCTCCTTCGTGGAGGGCAAATGAATTTGAATTCTAACTTGGCTGCTGCTTACAATCAAGCTAAGATCCAGCAACAAAATAATCTGATGAGACTATTGGGTGAGGATCAGTCCAATCAATGGGGTGCAAATGTAATGCGCAGTAAACAAGGCTTGAGCGACATGTATGGAAAACAAGCGGGAATTGCTGGTGCATCTGCTGCAGAAGCCTATGGTAATCTTCAAAAAGGAATGAGTGGGTTAGGTAGTAGTTTGGGTAATTACTTTGGTAGTAAAAGTTCTGCTCCGGTGACAACAGTCACTCAAGGTTCTACCCCGACAAATCAAACTAATCCTTATCTCACGAAATCAGAAGGAGATTTCTAATGGCTAATCCTTATGCTCACATGGACATGTTAGGAGGAGCATTAGCTGGCATTCCTGCTGCTTATATGCAAGGCCAAAAACAAGCTGCTCAGCAACAACTGACTCAGGAGAAGATTAATAACCTGCGATTGGATGCTCAACAAAAACAACAAGAGTTGTCTGAACCAGATGAGGACAATAAAGACTTTTACAAAAACGTTTCGATGGCGTCACACTATGCCTCTACTGGGAATTTTGATCAAGCAAATGCTGTAATGGGTTCCATTGGAAAAAGTTATCCTCAATTACAAGGAACGTGGGGAAAGGACGAAAATGGTGCTGTTACCTTTACTCATACTCCAAAAGATGCCAAAGGAAATGCTATTGGAGAAGAGAGCACTTCTGTAGTCACCCCTGAGCAGTTGCATGGATTAAGTACTGATCCTGCTTCAGCCCTTAAAGAAATGGAAGCTACTCATAAAGCAACTATGGCAGAGCAAAAGGGTGAACGTGAGCAGCAAAGAATAGATTTGATGAAAGATAAATCTTTAGCCCAGATACAGCATTGGGGTAATCAAGAAGACATAGCTAAACAACGACTAGATGCTTACATACAAAATGCAAAAGATAAAACAAAAGCTAAAGATAGATCTACCAGTTGGATACAAAATGTAGAGTACCGAGCAAAGAGTTTGAAAGCTAGAAACAATTCATTGAGTAATGAGGAAGCTATAGAGCAGGCTATGGATATGATCCCTGCTCCTGGAACAGCTTCCACTTATGCCTTCAGCAAGGTTCAGGATGTGAAGGTGTTGGATAAACGGATGGACGAGCTCCGTAAATATCATGGTGGGAGAACTCCTGAAACAGACAGTGATGATTATCCTGAGTACAAAGCTATGGAGACCAGAAGGAATGAGTTGCAGAAGAACAATGCTCGCGCTAACACTGCTCCTGTAAGATCCTCTGCTCCTGCGTCCAAAACTACTACAATATCATCTCAAGCTGAATATGAAAAGCTTCCAAAAGGAACCAAGTTTGTCTGGAATGGTAAAGAATATACTAAGGGGTAATTGTGGACTGGGCTCCTCCTGAGGCAATGAAAGAGCAAGTAAGCAACAACTGGGTTCCTCCTGAGGCGCTTCCTCCATTACCTACTGTTAATACGCAATCTCCACAGGCAGAGCCGAAACCTACACATGAAGAAGTAGCTAATGGACAAACGTTTATAGTCACTCCTTCAGGAAGAAGACATTTAGTCACACAGAATGTTCCAGAAGAGGCATTGAATAAAGCTTATCAATCAAGCGCAACTGGTCATCTTGTGTCCAGTGCTTTAGGGACAATTCAGAATGCATCAAATGCTATGCATAGATTTTCAGCTAGCATGAATGAAAAATTTGCAGACATGATGACGCCTAAAGTGGGAGAACAAATAGAGGGGAAAACAATAACTCCTGAGGTTTCTAAAGTTAGTAGAGAGTTTTATGAAAAGGCACCAGGGGTATTAAATCCTTATGGACTCGCTCCTGAAGAGCTTAGGCAGGTTGCTAGAGGAAAAGAAAAACAAGCTGAATCTGAATTTCAGATGGAAAAGAATATAAGACCTCAGTCTTGGGAAAGCTCTAAAGGGGTTAAGGGGAAAATTAGTTTCCTACAAGATCGATTATCCGATGTAGTTGGTGGGGTTCTTCCTTATGTAGCTTCGGCTCCTGTTGGGGCAGGAATGATGGGAGTATCTCGATTTGGTGAAGTAGATAAGATGATGGATGACCAGGGTTTTTCTCCATCAGAAAGAAATGCTATAAATATTTGGGCTGCTGCCCCCGATGTTGCTTTGGGTGTAATACCTGGTGGAGCTGGCAAACTAACCAAAGCTTCAGGTAATACTTTTGCTCAAATAGCTAAAGCTGCAAACCTCAGTGGTCTGGCCATGGTTGGTAATCACATGGGCCATGATTATGTGAATGCAAAGTTGCAAGAAGATCCTCCGAAGCCAGGGGAATCTCAATGGGATTGGACAAAAAGAGTCTTGGGAAAGACTGGGTTAGAATCTTACAGTGAATCATACCTGACTGGATTTGCATTACACGCCATTCCAGAAACTGCAAGAAAGACTGTAAGTGAAGGAATGAATGCTATAAAATCATTACTCGGGGCAAAGAATGAAAAAGGAGAGATTCTAAATCCTGCTGGACTTCCCACATTAGGTTGGACTCCTCCTGAAGCTAGAGAGGAACGATTGCTAGCGAATCCTCCTGAAGCAAAAATGGAACACGGTGCTCCTACGCCCCATGGTGAAGCTGCCATGATAGGAACAACTCCTGAAGGGGAACCAATCTGGAAACCTGAGAGACCTGTAACAACAACAGAAGGCGAAAATAAACCAATAGCGTTAGGAGAAGAAAGTGCCATACAAAAGCCTGAAGCAGGAGAGATTCTTCAACACTCACAAGAAGGAATTAGAGAAGAAGGGGGTAGACGTAGAAGAGTGGAACAAGGCGAGCAAGGGGAAAAAATTACCAATGAAATCGAAAAAGAAAAAGCAGATTTCAAAAAGAAAGTAAATATAGTAGAGTCAACTTCTTACCAAGGTAATCGTTTAGTTTCTCTGATGGGACCTGATGATGAACAAATGATTGCTAGAGATCCTGACTCGGGAAAAGACATAGGAAGATTGTGGATAACTAAAAAGAATGACGGTTTCGAAGTCAGAAAAGTTGAAGTAGACAAAGCTCATAGAGGTAAAGATGTAGCAGCTCAGTTGTACTTGGAAGCCAGAGATAAATATGGTCCTTGGTTAGGATCAACAGATCAAACTGAAATGGGCAAAGGATTAGTCAATAGGCTTAGAGAAAAATATCCAAGAATATTTGAAGCTGATAAAAATGAAACCAAGGCTCTTTCTTATGGTAAGAAAGGTAAACGTGCAGAAAAAAAATTATTTTATTTACCAGCAATGGATGCTGATGCAATAACAACTACTTTGAATACTAATGAGTTTTCAGAAGTTCTCAAAGGGAAGTTAAAAGACTTACCAGAAGAACTAAAAGATGTTGATTTTCCAAAAATATTATCTGAAGTATCCAAAGAAGCTCCGAAGAATGGTCATTCGTTTTTATCAGTGCTGAGTGAAGCAGGAGACAGGTTAAAAACCTATTTAAAAAAAGCTCTTCCAAACGAATCTGAAGAACATATCAATAACATCCAAGAGGTCTTCAAAAAAGAAGATTTTCAAAACGCTGCGGTTGATAGTATCTTGGAAGCAAGAAAGAATATTTTGAATGCTCCTATTGAAAAGAATTTGGTTGCGTCTCTTGGCAAAAATACAGTAGAAGGTTTTAAGAAAAGTGGAATTTTGAGAATAACCCCGTCTGACTCATACGATCCTGCTTCTTCGAAAGCATGGGCTATAAGAGCTTTAAGAATTGCCAAGATTATATCCAATAAGGTTGATGCTAAAGAAGCAACAGGCATTCTCTATCATGAAATTGGAAATCATTTAGGGGTCAGAGAGTTTCTGGGTAATGAAGGTTGGGATGGATTAAAAGAGGCCATCAATTCTGCTTATGAACATGGAGACAAATATGTAAAAGAACAGTGGGATGGGATGGTGGGTTTATATTCTAGGGCAGAAAATCCTTCGTATGCGGGTTTGAAAGCGTATGATCGTCCCTCAGATGTGTTAGGTAGACAAGATCCTCGTTTTGACAAAGATGTCATATTTGAAGAATTCATGGGTATTGTTGCTAATGACATAAAAGCAGAACATGCAAGTGGTGTTCTAGCTAACATCAAGAATATCATAATTACTAAAATAAAAGAGTGGTTGGTCCGAAATGGTTGGAAAGAAAGAGATATAACCAAAGATCAACTCCAAGCTATTCTGGAAGGTTCTCTGCGCCACATGATAAGAACAAGCAGAAGGTTGGCAGAAGAATCTGTTGTAAAAGGGCCTGAGGAAGGTCTTGAGGGTATACGTTATGTGAATTCGGGTATTGACCCCTTTAAAGCAGTAAGAGAGTTTGGTAAGCAAATAAATGAATCATTAGGTT